GGGGCTTACGCCCCCTGCGGTTTCCCGCACCACCGATACTTGTGGGTAACCCGGTATCGAACGGGGAAGAGTAGATCCTCATCACAGGCGCCGCGCCGGTCTCCTTTTGGGAGATCGTAGATTGTACCGGTCATAAACCAGTGCAATCTTGCGTAGCCATCTAGGCCCCTTCTCAGGGGCTTCGATACTGGACACTTTACATAGAATTCCAACCTATGTAAATCTCGGTTATACCGAGACTTGAACGTGTTCAGGTTTGAGGACCAGCCTAGTGTATAGAAGAAGGCTACATCACACTCTTGATCGAGTGTAGGCACCTGGAAAGGTGCCAATAGCCGACTAATGAACTCAGCTGCACCGAACATCCCTCGCTTCCAAAGCGCGCGTTGATACGCGCACCAGGAGGCGACGTGTTCTCTACTCTCTAATGATGATATACCGGTTCGAATCTTGATTGGAGTGACATCAACGCCCTTATAGGCGTCTAAGCCACAACTTTCTCGAAACCATCCGAATGTGCAGCACTTCGCGCTGTTGAACAAAAGTCCAACAGTTGGGAAGTACTGGATCAAGGCCTCATAGTCTGCGAGGCGACATATTATATCATCACCGTAAACCTTGACTGAACAGGCAGCGTTTTCGGCCTCTCGGCCCCTTGCGGGACCAGAGGCTTCGACGTCGCCCGTATGGTTTACTAGTACGCTAACGGCCAGTGCCCAGAAGACAAGCGCCTCAACAGGAAAGCATAAAGCTGATCCCATTGGGGCAAACTTGCGCAACCGCACCACCGTGTCATCAGGGAGCCTCGTCTCCTGCGACCGGGTCGCAAGAAGATATTCCAGGACATGTGTTCCCGAGAAGAGCCGCTCGACAAGAGCTAAACTCACTCGGTCCGACGCATCCTTCATATCTAGCGTTGCCCAGCAGCCACAGACACTGCCAATATTGGCATACCGTCTGTTGACTGATTGGTCAGTAAAGTTCACTCTCCCCTTTGTGAGGGGTGAGCTCTCAATACATCGAACCATCTCTCGAGCAATACCTTGTTGAAGGTACTGGAGAGTCAACGGTTCACAACTAATAACCCGAGGCCCGCGCGAATCTTTCGGTACGAACAGGACTTTTGCAGTCCCGAACTCCTTAGACGCACGCGCCGAGTAAATGTGACCTAAGTCACACACAGCCGATAGGGAAGGCACACACCATTCAAAGAATGGAAAGGCCGCTTCTGCACTGGCGATGGGATGGAGATTATCCATCTTACGTTCATGCGGAATTCCTTCAGCTACCGATCCTGGTCCGTGCCTGGGAAGGATATTCTCCTTCTCAAACCCAGATAGCACACGACTAATCAAGTCGCGCGCGTAATCC